GTAATTCAATTTGATGGATTACCAAAAGACAAACAAAAAGAAATTATTAATCAATTAAATAAATAGAGGGCAATAGGTACTGATTATGAGCGTAAAAATAAATAGTATCTTTGTAATAAAACAATGAAAAAGTATCTTATATCGTCTGAACTAAGCATGAATAACTTTACTAATAATATAGAATTAGTAAGAAATAGTATGCAAGTGATAGACGCAAAAGAAAACCCTATAACAGATATTCAAGAAAACTTAAATGATTATGTGTTTGCAATAGCTAAGGTAAATGCTAATACTTTAGTTAATATCCCACCTATTGATTGGGATAATAATGAGTTGTTTGTAAAAAATGCTTTTATAAAATTAAGAAGATCGGATATATCGGGCTATGTTATACATTACGATAATTGTTCTGAAATATGGTATGACGATCATGGTAGTGATATGAGAGTATGTGTAAAAGCAATAGAATTAAAAAACAATGAATGTGTAGTTGTTTCACCTATGATGACAAATGAGTTGTATGCTTTTAATGACTTAGCGTCAATGAATTTATTAAATAATTTATGGGACGTTACTCAGTTGTATGAAGAAGACAAGTTTAAAGAACTAGGATTTTTTATAGACAACAAGAATTATTATGAATTAGATTCTGATGAATATAATAATCATATGTCTAAACTTTGGGGTTACGAGTACGAAAGGCAAGTGAATAATATAGACAATACATATGTATATGAAAACGCAACATATAATTCTATAAAAGCGTTTACTAAAGAAAGAGAGATGAGGTTTAATATTGGTATGTTTCCTGTTTCTTATTTTTTCACACAAAAAAAATTAGATTATAATGATTATGATATGAAAACAGGAGATTTAATTACTTATACAAACAAACAATTTATAGACGGAGAACATAAAGAACAAGCATTATTAGTAATGGTTGTTAGATCTGAAGATGATCTTCAGGACTTTTTTTCAACAAAACTTTGAATTAATCAAAAATTATTGTATTATTACACTCTAATTAAACTAAATTTAAAATGGATAAATTAACACCTCAAGAAGAAAGAGAGTATAATCATCTAAGACGCAAGTTATTTGATAAGAAATCTTTTATTGAAATGGACTTTGTTTCTAATCAATTATTACTTAATAGGTATAACGAATTAGCAAACAAAAAAACAAAAAGCGTATTAACGAAAACTTGTTAGTGTGTATGGGGGGAGTAGCGAGTGATCACGGAATGATAACTAAATTTTGCTGTTATCCTCCCCCCTTTTTTTTGGAAGTTAATGTTAGGCGAGATCAACAACGTAATAAGAAACTGTATGGCGTGTTTCTTTCTTTCTAAAATAGGTTTGGGTGGTTTAACGGCAGGATAAAGCAAAAAGTATGTACTTGATACTAGAACCACACCTGCCCAACCTTTTTTATTAACTTAATAATTTAAAAATGGATAAAAAAAATATAAACAGAGTTGTAGATTACAAGTATCCTGTACTTGACTATACCTCTTGGAGTAATTATGTAGCTGAAACATATGAGCAATTAAGAGTAAAAAATTTACAGAAGAAAATTAAAAAGCAGAAAGCACAAATAAAAGAAAACGTAATTCAATTCTGTACAAGATAATGGGAGCAGAAATGGTAAGCAGATGTTGTGGCGATACTTTTGAAGAAGTAGAGACTATTGAGGATTGGAACGAAACTCATATTTGTTCTGATTGCGGAAACTATTGTGATACTATTACCGATTATGATTATAGGGAATTAGCTAGATACGATAGAGACGAAGCTATGGAAGATGAACGAAGAGCGATGAGATCATGAAAGAAATTCACGACATGATCTTAAAAGAAAAGATGAAGGATAAACCAAACAAAAGGTTTATTCAATGGTTACAAAAGTTAAATCAAGACATCTTAAAACGAATTATAATTAACAGTTATAAGGGGAGGGAATAATCCCATTAATTAACGGGTACTGCCCATATATTAAATGTTTGCCCTTTATATTAAGGGGGTAGTTATAAAGGCGATTTTGCCGTAACAGTTAATACTATTAGCTACTCCCTTTTAAATTAAATTAAATTAAATGAAGAGACTATCTCAGTATTTAGTAAACAAACTAAGAGAAGAACAACACCTAAGAAACTACAATAAAGCCAATAGACTAGACTCTATTGAAATGAATAATTATTTCAAAGAGTGCGATAAGATAGAAATAAAAGGTAGATTTGTATCTGCGTGTAAATACGCATTGCCTATACCCGAAAAGGTTATTATCAAAAATGATATGAGTAAGTATAAATTAAATAAACAATTAACAGAAGAATTTATAAATAGATATGAAAGAAATAAGAAAAACTCCAAACTACTATATAGGAAAAAATGAGTATGAAGCCATTGAGGTTATATACGGATTTTCCTGTTCATACAATGTAGGTAACGCTGTTACCTATCTTTTAAGAGCTGGCAAAAAAGAAGAGGAAGGTATGACTCAACTAGCCAAACATATAGAGGATATAGAGAAAGCAATACACCATTTACAAAAGGAAGTAAAATTTCTTCATATTGACGATCTAATGAAAAAAGGAATGAGTTATAAGAAGGCAAAAGAAACAATAGAAAAAATTAATCAATTAAAAAAAGAAAATGAAAAGAGAAATATTTGATAGATATGCTACTGCAATAGCAGATAGGTTTCATCTTACTTTAGATGAAATGTTTAGTAAAACTAAAAAGAGAGAGATAGTAGACGCAAGACAAATGCTTTACTTCTTATCAAGAGAACGTCCTATTAGAATATCGTACATACAAAAATTTATGGAAGACAATGGGCATATCGTAACTCATTCAACTATTATTCATGGTTATAATAAAGCAAAAGAATCTGTAGATAAAGATCAAGACTATGCTGATGTTATAAATCAAATTAAAAATGTATAATATATCTGACATATATAATCAAGCTAAATGTGATGACGCTATGAAAATAGTTAGGCATGACAATATAAGTTATATTAATGTTGGCGTTAAGATAAGTAAGTTTCCAAGTAAAACTGAGATACTAAACTGTTCTCGCAACGGAGATTACTTTCAAGAAATTTCAACAGATGAGTATAATATGTTTTATAGTAACGGCTGGGAAGCTGGTTGTGTAATATTAGCGATATCTAATTGTGTTAGAAAGCTAAAGATGATACAACAAAAAATGCAAGAAGAAGTAAACTCAAGAAAGAACGATAAGTTTATCAAAAATCTAAAAACAAAACGGGAGTTTGTTATGAAAAGATATTCTTATTATACCCAAAAACTAATTAAACTAAAAAATCATGACAAAATTAAAGACAGTTAATATTAAAGGTAAGGAGTACGTTGAGGTAAATACTAGACTAAAGTTTTTTAGAGAGGTTTATCCAGAGTATACCTTAGATACAGAAATTATAGAAATTACTGAAGATACAATTACTATGAAAGCTATTATATTGAACGAAGAAGGGCGTTTAATAGCTAGTGGTACTGCAAAAGAAAGAAGCGGATCTTCGTTTATAAATAAAACCTCTTATGTAGAAAATTGCGAAACATCTGCATGGGGTAGGGCGTTAGGAAATTTTGGAATAGGATTAGATACTGCTGTTGCCTCTGCTGACGAAGTATCAAATGCAATACTTAATGAAAAGCCAAAACCTAAAACACCACCTAAACCAACGAGAATTGAATTAATGGTAGATGATGATAATTGGGGTAAGGTATTAGGTTATATGGCTGATAATAAAGCACTTGGATTAGATAAGTTAGTAAAAAACTTAGAGAAAAAATACAATATCAGATCAACTGTTAAGAAGGAATTATCAAAACATCTTAAGTAATGAAAATACCTTTTAATTACAATGAAAAAGTAATTTCTGAAATTCAGGAAAAACTGAAAGACGACAGTAAATACTATGGTGAGTATGGAAGACAATGGTTATCAAATTCTGACATAAGACATTTGCTTAATGATCCTAGAAAATTTAGACAACCACAGGAAGAAACAAAAGCTATGTTAGAGGGAAGATTCTTTCATACTGCTATGTTAGAAAAAGATAAGCTAGACAATTTTACATTGCTAGATGTATCTAGTCGCAATACAAAAGCATACAAAGAATATTATGCAGAACACAATAAGATGGCTTTGCTTACTCAAGAAGCTCACAACATATTAGATGTTGTAGACGCAATGAAATTAAATGTAGAAATGTATGAGTCTATATATGATGAGGGGAATAAGTATGAAGTGCCTATGGTTAAAACAATAATGGGATTAGATTGGAAGGGTAAAGCAGATATAGTTTGTCAAGATAAATTAATTGATCTAAAAACTACCTCTGATATAAACAAGTTTAAATATAGTGCTAGAAAATATAACTATGATAGTCAAGCATATATTTATCAAGAATTGTTTGGCTTACCTTTAGAGTTCTATGTTGTGGACAAGTCTACATTTCAGTTAGGAATATTTAAACCAACTGAAGAGTTCATAGAAAAAGGTAGAGAAAAAGTAGAGGACGCAGTTTTTATATACAATACATTTTTTTCTGAAAATGCTGTTGAAGATATTAATCAAATTATAATACATGAAACATTATAGAAATCTTAGATGGCATAGAAAATTATATTTTTTCCTTAGAGTATTATTTAAAACAATTAAATTTTATTTGTCAAAACTATCATGGAAAAGAGAGATATTTATAGTAGAAGTTCCAACTACTATGAAAAGCGAACAGGATAAGCAAAAACTTATGTCTGACGTTTTAGAAATTTTGGAGCATGAAATTAAAATACATTAAAATGGATGATAAAAAAATTTTTGTAGGTAATGGCGTAGAGAAGTTTGACGGCAACCTAATATCTTGCAGTTTATGTTTAAGTGATCTTCCTTCTGAACACATATTTGAGTATAATGAAAAGAAATATATTAAATTAAATGTACAGAAGAAAAAGCAAGCTGATGAGTACGGCAAGACTCATTATGTTGCTGTAGATACATGGAAGCCCGAACCTAAAAAAGAACAGGTTCAGCAAGAAGAAGACTTGCCTTTCTAATAATTGTTAGGGGGACGCAAGTCCCCCTTTTTTTTAATATAATATAATGGAGATAACAATATTTAAAGACATAAAAAACACATCTCAGCCTTTTTATAGAAACGTAGAAATAGTATTGACAAGAATAGAACAGGGAAATTCAAAAGATATTGTTAAAAAGATAAGAGCAGAAAGAGATAAAGAAAAAAGAAACGAATTAAAAAAACTTTTACCAGCTATTTGTTTTAGTGGTAAATTTACAAAGCGTAATGACTCATCGCTTACACAACATAGTGGATTAATATGCTTAGATTTTGACGGGTATAAATCTAACAAAGAGTTATTAGAAGAGAAAGAAAAGCTGGCTAAGGATAAATATATATTTGCTGTATTTATATCTCCTAGCGGTAAAGGATTAAAAGCATTGGTGAAGATACCTGAAGATGTAGACAACCATAAAAATTATTTTAATTCTTTAAACAAACATTTTAATTCTGATTACTTTGATACTACATCTAAAAATGTATCAAGAGTTTGTTACGAAAGCTATGATCCTTTAATTTTTATAAATTTTACATCTAGTGTATGGGATAAGATAGACGCTCCAGAGTTTGTAGAGTTTAATAAGTATAAAGATAAGCCAACCATACCTGTAACAGATGAGAATAAAATTGTAGAAATATTATTAAAATGGTGGGAAGGTAAATATGGATTAAGAAACGGAGAAAGAAACAATAATGTTTACATACTCGCCGCCGCCTTTAATGACTTTGGTGTACCAAAAAATTTAGCAGAGTATGTTATGGGTAACTTTGATAGTAAAGACTTTAGTCTGCAAGAAATCAAAAGAACAATAGACTCTGCATATGCACAAGTACAAAACTTTGGAACTAAATACTATGAAGATGAAGATAAAGTAAACCAAGTAAAACAACAGCTTAGAAGAGGGGTATCAAAAAAAGAGATCCGATGTCAATTAGAAGACGAAAATATTGATGTCGGAGAAATAGATAACGTAATAGTTCGTCTTGAAGAAGAGCAGTCTAATTATAAGTTTTGGACAAAGAATGATAAGGGTGTAATCAAAATAGTTCACATATTATTCAAAAACTTTTTAGAAGACAATGGGTTTTATAAGTTTAATCCTGAAGGAAGTAAGAGTTATGTTTTTGTAAGGGTAACAAATAACTTAATAGATCACACTACTGAAAAAGAAATTAAAGATTTTGTGTTAACATATCTTTTATCTGTAGATGATTTATCAGTTTATAATTACTTTGCTGAACACACTAGATATTTTAGAGAAGAGTTTTTGACTTTGCTATCTTCTATAAATGTATTTTTTATTGCTGATACAAAAGATACCGCATACTTATACTATATGAATTGTGCTGTTAAAATTAACAAAAGTGAAATAGTTCTAATAGATTATTTAGATTTAGGTGGATACGTTTGGAGAGACCATGTAATTGATAGGAATTTTACATTATGTAAAGTTGGAGAGTGCGATTATAAAACTTTTATATCTAATATTTGTGGTGAAGACAAGAGTAGAATTGACTCAATGGAATCTACTATAGGTTATTTATTGCATGGCTGGAAAAACTTATCTTACTGCCCCGCAGTTATACTCAATGATGAAGTTATATCAGACAACCCTGAAGGAGGTACAGGTAAAGGATTGTTTATGAATGGTATATCTAAAATGAAAAAGAATGTTACCATAGACGGAAAGAGTTTTACTTTTGAAAGATCATTTGCCTATCAATTAGTTTCTGCTGATACCCAAATACTTTGCTTTGATGACGTAAAAAAATCATTTGACTTTGAAAGATTGTTTAGTGTAATTACAGAAGGATTAACTTTAGAAAAGAAAACCATTTGCTAAATCTCCAAAGGTAGCATTAACAACTAATTATGCTATCAAAGGTAAAGGATCTTCTTTTGAAAGAAGAAAGTGGGAGTTAGAGCTGGCACAGTATTATACAAAAGACTTTACACCTCTTGTTGAGTTTGGTAAATTAATGTTTGGCGAGTGGGATGATAACGAATGGTGCCAGTTTGATAACTATATGATTAAAAATTTACAGATGTATTTAGAACACGGGTTATTAAAAAGTCAGTTTGTAAATTTAAAAGTAAGACTTCTAATAGCAGAAACAGATCATGTGTTTATAGAATGGTGTGGACTTATAGGTGACGGGGGAATAAATGATAAGTTAAAACCTAACACAAGAATATATAAACCTGATTTGTATACAGATTTTATAGAAGACAACCCTGACTTTGCTCCTAAGTCTAGGTTTACTGTATCAAGAATTAAATTTTATCAATGGATAAAAGCCTTTTGTTTGTTTTATTATAAAGTTGAGGCACAAGAAGGAAAAGACTTAGGTGGAAGATTTTTTTACTTTGAAAAGAATGATTGAGTTTAGGGATTATCAAATAGATATTATAAACAAAGGTGTAAATATTCTATATACCCATGAGTTTTTATACTTGGCTATGGAAGTAAGAACAGGAAAAACCTTAACAAGTTTAGGTATTGCTAATAAAATGCCGTGTGTTAATCTTTTGTTTCTTACAAAGAAAAAAGCTATATCAAGTATTGAAGATGATTACGCTTTGTTAGATCCAGAATATAATATAAAAGTAATAAACTACGAATCTATTCATAAAATACCACCAACCAAATGGGACGTAGTTGTGTGTGATGAGGCTCATACTCTGGGTGCTTTTCCAAAACCCAACAAGAGAGCAAAACAAGTAAGGGAAATTTTAAATAGATGTGATCCTTTTGTTATATTACTTAGCGGAACTCCTACTCCAGAATCCTACAGTCAAATGTACCACCAACTTTATGGTATAAAGAATAATCCTTTTAGAAGGTTTAAAAACTTTTATGCTTTCGCTAGAGAGTATGTAAAAGTTACACAAAGAAAAATAAATAGTTTGTTTATTAATGATTACTCAAAAGGATTACAGTCTATTATAGACGAAGTAGCACCATACAAAATAAACTATACACAAAAATTGGCAGGTTTTAAAACTGAAACCAACGAAAAAATACTTTATGTAGAATTAGAAGAAAAAACTAAATCGTTAATAAGTAGAATAAAAAGAGACAGAGTAATAGAAGGGCAAGAAGAATTGTTGTTGGCTGACACCCCAGCAAAACTTATGACAAAGGTACATCAAATGTGTTCAGGAACAGTTAAGTTTGAAAGTGGTAATTCAGTTACTTTAGACCTTAGTAAGGCTAAGTTCATTCATAATTATTTTAAAGATCAAAAGATAGCTATCTTCTATAAGTTTACTCAGGAATATAAAGCGTTAAAAGAAATTTTTAACGACAACATAACCAATGATTTACAAGAATTTAAAACCACAGACAAATGTATAGCTTTACAAATTGTTTCTGGTAGAGAGGGAATAAGTTTGAAAGAGGCATCTAGTTTAGTTTACTATAACATTGATTTTAGTGCTACTTCTTATTGGCAGAGCAGAGATAGAATGACAACCAAAAACAGAGAAACAAATAATATTTTTTGGATATTTAGTAAAGACGGAATTGAAAAAGATATATACAAAGCAGTTGTTAAAAAGAAGGATTATACCCTAGCACACTTTAAAAGAGATTTATTAGATTTGTAGTATGACTGAGCAGCAGATACAGAACAAACGCATAGCTCAATTAGAAAGCCAAGGTTACTATGTTATTAAATTAACAGTAACAAATAAAAACGGAATACCTGATCTAATTGCTATACCACATGGGTCAAAGGTATTGTTTTCAGAAATAAAAAAACCAAGAGGAAAGCTATCAGCTTTACAAAAATATAGAATAAAGGAACTTGAAGAACACGGAATACAGACAGAAGTATATAGAGGCTAAGGGTTATGATGTAGAAGATTATTTTATGGATAATCTTTCTGAAATGAATCTTTATACTGCGTTGAAGATAGCTACCTTTATTGAAAAAAATTTAGAGTTGATAGAAGAAACAAAATTAAGATCTACTGTTTTAGGAGGCTGTATTGTTCATAGTATAGGTGAGCCAATAACTTTTGTGATAGAAATGGTTCGTAAAAAAAATGGATACACTACCTTAACAGACGTACAATTAATTGACATGGATGAGTATCTTGATCTTATGTTATTAGATTGTTATATAAAAACTTCTAAATAATTAGGATAAGTCAATTTTTTATTTATATTTGGAAAAACCAAGTATAAATGCCACGAGTAGCTCCAGAAGACACATCAACGATATCTCATATTCAATATGTAACTGACAGTATACATACCTTTGGAGATAATTTATACGAGGATTTAATGGAGAGAGAACATGAGGCTGCAAAGAAAAACGCACAGGAGTTAATAAAAATTTTAGCGGACTTAATTCAATCTCTATCTGATGAAATCTGAAAAAGAAAACAAATACGGAAAACGTATTAGGTTATCACCTGACGAAGTTGATTACATACTGCAACGCAGAGCTAAAAACCTTGATAACATAAATAATAATACAGCACTTGATATTCATCTAGAAGAAAGAGGTATAGATAAAAAAGATGTTGTTAGTGTAAAGCATTGGCAAAGCGGTAGTGGGGACTATAGATTTTCTATAGTTACTAAAGAAAACTTAGAATTAGATGAACAACAAATTTTTGGTAAAGTAAATTCTTTTATAGCAAACTACTCTCCAGATTATCCACCGATCAAAAGAAAAATAAGAGAAAGAAAAGGGGGACATCTATTAGTTGTAAATCCTGCTGACATTCATATTGGTAAGTATGCAAATGAAAAAGAAACAAAACAAGAGTATAATAATGATATAGCAGTTGCAAGAGTTTTAGAGGGGGTAAGAGGGCTTATTGAAAAATCTAAGGGTTTTGATATAGACAGAGTATTGTTTTGCATAGGAAACGATGTATTGCATATTGATAATGTTTACTCTACTACTACTAAAGGAACATATCAAGATACTGATGGAAAGTGGTGGGAGCATTATGAGATTGCATTACAATTATATGTAAGGTGTGTAGAAATGTTGCGTAAAGTAGCTCCTGTAGATGTTGTTCATAGTATGAGTAACCATGATTACCAATCAGGCTATCACTTGGCTCATACTCTAAAAAGTTGGTTTAGGAAAGCTAAAGATATATTTTTTGATATTAGTGTATCACATCGTAAGTATTATAAATACGGAACTAATTTATTAGGATTAGAACATGGTGACGGGGCTAAAATGGTAAACCTTCCTTTACTTATGGCTCAGGAGAATCCAGTTGACTGGGCGTCCACAACACATCGTTACTGGTATTTACATCACATACATCATAAAGTAAAACACAAGTGGTTAGATGGTAAAGACTACATTGGAGTTACAGTTGAGTACATGAGATCACCCTCATCTTCCGATAGCTGGCACTCACGCAAAGGATTTACTGGAGCACCTCTTGCTTGCGAAGGATTTATACATAGTAAACTAACAGGGCAAGTTGCTCGTCTAACACATTATTTTTAATGATTATTATTTGGCCAAGCTAATGCAAAAATATTACATAGAATACACATTAAGAGATGGTAAGACAGAATCAGTTACCATAAAAACATTTGATTTATTTGATTCTTTATTTCAATACGAAAGAAATAGAGATATTAAAAGCTGGGATTTAATAAAACTAATTTAGAAAAACAACATCAGATAGTTGTTTTAAATTTAACAACTCTTGACATTTCTCATATTCTTCTGTGTAAATATAATAATCTATTAAAGTATCATATACTGGATTGTCCCCGCTTAATATAGGTTCGTCTGGATTATATATAAAATATACCTCGTCTTCATTAAAAAAATCTTCTAATCTTTTTCTACCTGTTAACAGGAGATA